CCTATTAGTCTATCCATGTTACTCTCCGTCCGTTACAATTTGCACAGCACGATATACCTCTGACAGGCATTGTTGCACCTGCTCGACTGTACCACCCTGCGCTACGATTGCGCGCTTGGCCGTGCTAAACTCAAACGGTACAGAGTAACCGTCTGTCTTGACTGCTACGCAAAAATCTTTGAGGTAGGTGACAAGTTCATCTTCCCATCGAGTATCACTAGGACGTGTCCTAGTAGGCTTGGCCCATGACCATTCCATAGATTTAGCAAGGGCTTCATTGCCACCCTCTTTATCAAAGCAGGGGTCGCACAAGCCCCACACACCTTCTTCACCTACGTAGTCACCGCAGGTGTTGCATTTGAAATCTTCACTGTTCATTGTTATTCTCCTAACGGGCCATTGAGTTGATCCATGTCTGACTGCTCACACACCTCATTGAAGTGTCTGGCTTGCGCTGCCTCTGCGTGTTGCCGCTCATGTTCTAAGATGAATGATAGTTCATCACGCAACCGCGTTACTTCCTCGGTGGACATATCAATAAATACTTCTCCGTAGTAATCGGCCTTATCGTTAATGGTTAACGTGTAGATGGTGTCCTTACCCTTTGGCGTTACCACTAGAAGTGATAACTCGGTGTTGGCGTCCAGCCCTTTATATTCCATTCCCATTGTAGTTCTCCTTATGTACTAGGACGCGTCCTAGCGTGGTTTCTGATTGAGTGATAACAGGTCGCACTTGCGGGTGATCCGCGTGTAGTGACCCTTGGGTGTTGGCACGATTGTCCAACTATCCCGCTCGGTGACTGCTGCCGATTGCCCACAGTCAAGGCACGTTCTGTAACCTAGACGGGCGCGCTTCACACTGTACGCCTCGCCACATTCTTTACATTTTACCATGTGTCTCCCTCTACCATAGTTCGTGATCTTGCCACGAATATTGCGGGTGCGGTTTGTCCGTACCCTTTGAACCAAGGACAACTATGTCGTTGTCCCCAATATCTCCGTACATGCGTTGGTCGTGAAACATATGTACGAAATCAGGCTTGCCCCACACTCTGACTGCCGCGCTGTATTCGGCATCGGTACGAAAGCCCACGAAATGTACATGGGTCTGTATGGGTGTGAGAGTTATCACACTAGGATACGTCCTAGTCTTTCTGATCCCATTCCAACACGCCAACCATTCCTCTGCCTCGGTGCGAGTGTCGAGTATCAAACCCGTCTCCCACTCCGTGACATAGGCGTTCTGGCTTTCCATCCATACGGGCGCGTCAAACTTATGGTATGAATACAGTTTGTGTTTCATGCGTACTCAACATTTGTTACTTGGCTATGCCACTGCCAGTTACTCTGTATAGGATGCTCCATGCTTGGTTCGTACCGTCCATGATCGTAGCGGCTCATTACACCAGCAATAAGTTCTTTGTTGAGGGTATCCACTACACTTTCAAATGGAACAAGCCCGTCACTAGGACGCGTCCTAGGAAGTTCGTTGCCAAAACAATCCAGCAAATCTACACTTACGCGTATGCTGATGCGGCGTGACGTGTCGATCACGTCCACTACCCAATCGCCTGACCCATTGTATAACCCACGATATACAAACTTAGCGTTGACCCAAATGATCTGGCCGTGGCCGTTGTCATCGTATGGTCTGCCTGTGTTGAACACCATGCGGATGTTGTTGATCTTGCCATCCTCGGCGTTGTGAACAGACTTAATAATCTTGAGGTCTTGCATTGTAGTTCTCCTTACTAGGATGCGTCCTAGTGCGTAATGCCATCGGGCATAAGAATGGGCAGGTGTAGAATAGCCTACGCCCTGCCCTAACTAATGCTCACTTACTAGGATGTGTCCTAGTTGATTGATCTGTGATCTTTTCTTGATCGGTTGTGATTGCCATGAACGCGCTACCGCTCACTTTGTTGGGACACCGTGCCGTGTCCGTAATGTACTAGGATGCGTCCTAGTAGATGCTTGTGCATCTGACTTACTCTCTGGGTTATCCACCCTGACTAATCCCTGACTAGCCGCCGCCGTACTTTCTGCTCTAACCTATCATCAGTCATATCTCCGAGAGTGATGCCCCAACGGGGGAGATCGGTTCCAAGCGTTGCCCTTGTTTGTGGAAGCGTCAATCCTTTCGTTGCTCCGTACAAGTTACGCACTTGATGCAGTCCATCGCTACTAGGATGCGTCCTAGTATTAGCGTGAAGTAAATCCATCTTAGCATTATCGGCAGCACCTAGGACGTGTCCTAGTATGAACCTAGCAATGGCGAGACACAGATCGTGCGTCTCAACTAACAATGATAAATAGCGTGGTCGGCTTACACGCGGCCCCCGAGCCGCCCTTTCCAGAACTTTATTAACTGATACCACTATAGCATACTTATACAGCATTGTCAATGTGTTCTGAGTGATAGTGGATCAATCTGAGTGATAGTGGATCATCTGGTTGTAAATGGTACTAGGACGTGTCCTAGTGTGTTATTCTGTGTAATGTACCGCATTTGTACCAACTAGGGGTCTCGCAAGTGCTTGATATCAAAGCAATGTAGCAATGTAGCAATGTATCAGGATAGAAGGTGCGGGGAAATGTTTGGGGAGAGCGGGGGATACATTAGGCCAAAGGGCGGGGGGAACCTCGCGTATAGTGTATCTTTTTTAGTTGGTACAAATGGTACAAATGGTACATTGTAATAAAATCAATCACTTACAAAAATACATTGTGCTACATTGGTGGTACAAATGGTACTTTGCTTTAAAATCAATACCTTATGCGGTTTCGACCTACTAGGACGCGTCCTAGTGCCGCTTTCTGCCGCGTAACGCTGCCGAGTAACTGGTTTAGGGGGTTGACAGATAGACAATTTACCTTAATACACTACGTGTATTAACCTTTCACCTTCTGCTACTTGCTGCTGTTGTGCCGCGTAACGCTGCCGAGTAACTGGCTACTGCGAGTAAGAGGGAGACGTACAGCTAAGTCCTATCGGATCGGGGGAAACTCGCCCAGACTTACTAGGACGCATCCTAGTGCGTGGCGCACCACTCCGCATTGCTACTCGGTAACTGGCCTCGCCAGAACTGGCGTCGAAAAAAAAGGCCAAAAAAAATGGCCGACCAATTAAGGCCGACCATGTTAGTTTATGCTTTTGCAATCATCTTGTTGAGGTCTGCAAGAGCCTTATCAAAAGCGGCGGTGGTGATGTTATCCGCATATTCGATATCACCATCTTTTGAAAGTTTGGCGGCTTTCTCTAGTGCCTCTTGCATCTTTTTGTTATCGCTCTTTACAGGCGATCCAATGGTTCTCGCTTGTATCTTGTTTAAGGCCTTCTTATAACGATCACCTTTTTGCATCGCCCAATCTTTTTTGGTTTTAGTTCCCAAACCTTTTGGACCTTTTATTGCCATATCTTGCGGCACTTCATCAGTACCTTTGTTTGTGGCATCCCATACCTCTTGCCCTAAGATACTTACGCAAACTAATTCATATGACCAATTGTAAACGGCCATATGATAGTTATTGTCGCGTTCTTCACCTAATGGGCGGCGCAAGAAAGCAAACTCTTTGGCCGTAATAACTTTGTGGGTTATTACCTTACCATCATCATCTTTGGTTTCATTACCATCATCATCTAACGTCGGTGTATCAACCCCGATGGTATTAACAAAGAACGCGGCCACATTATCCCATGCTGTATTGTTTTTGTCGGTCGCTTTCTTTGCGCTATCGTTGGCGCGTTGGGCATCGCCCAATAGTTTGATATGTTCAGGAGTGATGAAGAATAGTTCAGTTTGTGTTTCAGTAGACATTGCAAATTCCTTTGCGTAGTCGGTCAAAGCCGTTTGTTTCTGGCCGCCGATGAATTGGTTATGCCATAGGATGATATTTAAACAAGGGATAAGACAATCAAATACAAGTATATGATACTGATTAACCTAGGATACATCCTAGTGTTATGTTATAACATACGCTACCCCCACCTACCCCCAACCCCCCTCGATTGATGCTCGCCGCATTGCTCTGTATAATACTAATCCAGACAAACTTTTTACGTTTCTACACGTTTAGGTAGATACCCGCTCTGGTTGTACCCCCCTACTTGAAAAACCCCCCTACCCAAAAATATTATTATAGTGTAAAAAAATTTTATATGTGTTGGAGGACACTGCTATGGACCCGGACAAGATCATAGACTTCCCCGTGCTGTCTGAACTGGATCGGCAGTTTCTTGAGCTAGAGAAACAGCAAGAGCTAATACGTGAGCAGACAAAGCGTATAGAAGATGATAAGTTGGCTAAGTTTATAGAGGATTTATACAAGTGACTATAGCAGTAGATGTGCAAACTAATGTGCCTGTGCCAACGGATAACCCGTCTATACCGCTTACCGAGCGCATAGCTGCCGCTGCCGAAACTACTAAGTTACTTGCAGAGCATGGCCTAGAAATAGAGGCTAGCAATGCAGACAGAAACAACGCTGCAGCTATTGCAACTGCATTTGCCGAAGACCCTGTGAAGACTGCGAAGAAGGCTACACCTAGGCGCACTGCGGCCTTAACACCCGCTACGTTGCTTTTAACTGATCGGATACTTAAAGATTTTGGTCATTCTGTCGTTAAGAACTCTATACAGATAAGACACCTAGTCACAAACAAACTAATCGAAGAGACCGAGAACCCAGACGCACGGATACGTATACGCGCACTAGAACTATTAGGTAAGGTCTCAGACGTGGGACTGTTTGCCGAGAAAGCCGAAGTAACTGTCACTCACCAGACTACAGACGATATCAGAGATAGACTGCGGGATAAGTTAACTAAACTCGTAGATGTTACGCCAGACGATGATGTAGAAGATGCCGAGATCATAGACGCCACACCTGTCGATAATACGCCCATAGACATAGACGCCGAGCTAGGGTTAGACGATGAAGGATAATGTGGGCTTCTCCGAGGATGAAGTTCAGCACATGCTGGACAACTTGGACAGCTTCTCAGACGAAGAAATAGCCGAGATAGACAAGCTAGTAGAAGAGTTAGGTATACGTAAGCGCAACAAGACCGCCTACGATGACCTGATAGAGTTCTGTAAACGGATGCAGGATGACTACATAGTAGGGCGTCATCACCGTATTCTTGCTGATCTGCTGATGGCTATTGAGGCAGGTGACGAGGATCGTATCTGCGTCAACATACCTCCACGTCACGGCAAGTCTCAGCTAGTATCTATATTTTTCCCTGCGTGGTTCTTAGGACGTAATCCTAATAAGAAGGTTATGATGGTGTCACACACCACTGACCTCGCTGTGGACTTTGGACGTAAGGTACGTAACCTTATCTCCTTAGATGAATACAAAGCTATATTCCCTACAGTTAAGCTAGCGGTAGATAGTAAGTCTGCGGGGCGTTGGAATACGAATTTTGGTGGTGAGTATTATGCGTGTGGTGTTGGTTCTGCTCTTGCTGGTCGGGGCGCTGACCTCCTGCTCATTGACGATCCCCACTCAGAACAAGATGTTATCAACGGCAACTTCTCCGTGTTTGAGAGAGCATACGAGTGGTATACCTTTGGTGCGCGTACTCGTCTTATGCCGGGTGGTCGAGTAGCTATCATACAGACGCGCTGGCACATGGATGACCTGACAGGTCGTGTGACCGCTGATATGGTCAAGAACGAGAAGTCAGATCAGTTTGAGATCATAGAGTTCCCTGCCATCCTAGACTCCGAAGATGATGACGGTAAGCCCATACAAAAACCACTGTGGCCTGAGTTTTTTGACTTAGAGGCGCTATTACGCACAAAGTCATCTATGCCCACGTTTCAGTGGAACGCACAGTATCAGCAGCAACCCACCGCAGAAGAAGCGTCTATCGTCAAACGTGAGTGGTGGCGCATATGGGCAGACGATGATCCGCCTGACTGTGAGTATATCATAATGTCGCTTGATGCTGCAGCCGAGAAACACAACCGCGCTGACTATACATCGCTCACAACATGGGGTGTGTTCTTCAACGAAGAAGAGGAGATGCACAATCTTATCCTGTTGAACGCTATAAAAGAGCGTATGGAGTTCCCAGAGCTAAAAGAGTTGGCGGTACAAGAATACCACGATTGGGAGCCAGACGCGTTCATTGTGGAAAAGAAGTCATCGGGGTCAGCCCTGTATCAAGAGATGAGACGTATGGACTTGCCTGTGCAGGAGTACACACCTCACCGTGGGTCGGGTGATAAGATGGCACGTCTTAACTCTGTGGCTGACATAATACGGTCAGAGCTGTGTTGGGTTCCCGCTAAACGATGGGCAGAAGAGTTGGTAGAAGAAATAGCTGGGTTTCCGTTTATGTCTAACGATGACCAAGTTGACTCTACAGTTATGGCCCTGTTGCGTTTTAGACAGGGTGGGTTCATACGACTACCCACTGATGTGTGGGATGACGAGCCTGATATACCTCAAAGAGCGGACTATTATTAACGTGCTAGCTTTATCATGTAGGTTTTGGTATCACGCCTATAGGACGCTGGCCGCGTCCCGTGGGGGTGTTCTGGGTTTCCTCCCAACCTATAGGGCACCCTCACATCGACAAAGACATATTTATTTGTTAGAATTACAAAAGAAACACCGTAGCGAGGCCCGACATGGCGATTGAAAAGATGATGACTCCCAATGAGGTTGAGTTATTAGGCGAAGGTCCAGACTTGGAAGTAGAAGTTATGGCCGACGCTGATAGCGCAGTTGAAGTCGAGATGGATGATGGGTCTGTAGTCATAAACTTTGGAAGTCCCGGACTTGATGATGACCTTGATGCAGCTATGGCAGATCACAATGCGAACCTAGCCGAGGGTATTGAGGACGCGATG